TATATTGAAGGCGCTGGGTATTAATTTATATCCAGTTGAAAAAAAAATATTTGAAGGACTCGAAAAAGTAGATCGCATTGTATTTACTCAAACCGGATTTCATATTATACATTGGCCCAAAAGTATACGTGATCAATGCTATAATTGTAAACGATTAAAACTTACTGTATATTCAGATCGTATTGTAGATATGATTGGCGACTTTACTACGGTAATACCAGCCATTTTAGCTACAGGTTTGAAATATTTGGGAAGAGCAGGAACCAACATAGAAAATGTATTTGCATCCAACCCACCAATGCCCGATCTGAACTTTTTCTAATGAGTATTATATAATGGGTAAAAAATGTATTCCGGGATTGTTTTGTATTGAGAACATGACCCTGTTTTTATTGATTGTTATTTTTGTTTTATTAGTATATCTTTGGTATACACAATTCGTTAAGCCAGCACGTAGACAAAGTGTTGAAATTGAACCGACTAAGGTCATTGTTATCAATGGACAACAACTTGGTGGTTTAGCTACTCGTAGCAATACGTTTAATGATCCTTATACCCCTCCTTTAAAAACCGATGGTCTAGACGGTTTTCCCATGATGCGTAGTCCCATTAATATTGAAACACGTGGTTTATCTACTGGTTATCAACAAGTCGGAATTTTAACACGTTCGTCTTCACGTGATGATAATATGATTTTGCCATTGATGGGTCGTCGAAACATGGCTGGTCGTGATAAATGGCAATATTATACGATTTCAAATGGTGGTAATTTAAACACAAAACTGCCGATTAGTGTAAAAGGTAAAAGTTGCACAAGTGAATATGGGTGCGATGAAGTATATAACGGCGACACGGTTTATGTAGAAGGTTATAAAGACATATTTGTTGCGACGGTATATGAGAATAATTTATTCCGTTATTTGCCATATTGATAATTGGATTTAGAATATATAGTTGATCTAAGCAAAACTATATATTCGTATAATATAAATATAGATGTCGAGTTTTGATCCAAGCCAGGCAACAAATCTTCCAAAAAATCAATTAAATTATAATTTAACATATCAAAAGGATGTATTTAAAACGGATACACAAATATTAACTAAATCCAATGGACAGAATTATTATAAAATATTATATAACAATGATCCCAATATAAATTTCTCCTATTCTACTTTAGTTCCTTCTGGATATTCTGCAGTAAATTTTTATTATTTTGGTATTTTACATCATAATATTATTGGACTAACAGATAGCCCCGAGTCTTTACAAGAAAGTCGTATTGTCGGCGAATTGGTTGTTGAATACAGAAATACAACAAATTCAAATATGGTTTATACATGTTTTTTCCTAGCGACGGCGCAAAATCCTTCTATGGCAGGAACAAATACCACGGATAATATTGTAGCTATGATAACAGGTAAGGTTCCTAAAACAAAGATACCAAATGTTGCATTAAACGATGATATACCAACTCAAACAAATGCGGGTTGTTTTATTTACAAGGATACAATGAAACCAGCAAATACAGTAGTTGTGTTTTTAAATCCTATAATTATTAATCCCGAGACAAGTCAAACCATTTCGACTTTACTTACTGCGGATACAAATGGTAATACACCGCTGTTTTCAGTAAATGCGCCATTATCCCAAGATACTACAAATAATATTTCAAATCAACCCAATGCTGATGATGAAAATATTTATATCGACTGTAATCCGTCTGGTGAAAGCAACGAAACAATACAAACTTATAATCTACCAATCAATAGTGATTTAATGGGAGATAAAAATCAAATGAGCGTTATGAAAACTGCCTTGAACTTCTTCATGTTTATCATTTTAATATTATTTGTTTATGTTACTATACCCAAGTTATACAAAAAAGTAGTCATCGACGGGTCAAATAAATTTTTTAAAGATAATGCCGGTGCGTTAACGACCCCTCTAGTTCGCATTCGTAGCATAGATATGTGGCTTAGCATTATTTTTATAATCACATGCCTTATTTTATTTGATAATGGTTTTAAGAATGATAATTATAGTGCATTGAGTGCTGCTATGTATCTTATGTTAATCTTTGGGCTATCGGTTGCATTAATCCAATCTTATAAATCAAACGAAACCGATTTTATGAAAACGATTATTGGCAGTTGTGGTAAAATTGGTGAAAATTATATCATAAATAAAGATAGCTGGGAATATACGAACCTCAACGATTTTTTTAGAACATTGTCTGATGGGTTGGTATATTATGTCAAGGATGTGTTGAGAGTACACGTTGCGTTATCTGTTGTAGCTATTGCATTTATTTCTGTTAGTAATGGTATCATGAAAAAACCGTTCAATAATGATTTTGGAAAAACCGTAGGAAACTGGATATTTTTTTTAGCGCCGATTAGTTTCATAATTCGGTCATTTATGTAAAATATTCATAGACATAGTTTATGAATATTTTGTCGGTTTATACAAGTGATGCGGAACCTACACTCTCTGATACAGGCTTAAATGAGCTTGGTGTATAAACGCTCATGTCGCTGTGTCCAATCGGAGCCATGATATCGACAATTTCCTCTTCTAAGGTTTCCTTCTTAACGGGGTTCATTTTTTGCATTTGAACGTCCTTTTTTGCCTGACTGGGAGTATGTGCAATAATCGCAGTTTGTCCAACAAGAAGGGAACTGCGACGTAACATTTCATAAGCTACGAGAATAAATACTACACCCAATACAGGATTTGTATAAAAGAATAAAAAGAGAGCCACTACAAACAATACCAACATACCTAAAGAAGAATCTAGCCAACCTGCTAAAAAGCCAGGTGTTTGTATAGGCATAATAACATAAAGAATAAATAATCCGAGTAATACGTACTCTAAGGTGGTAAAAGATTTCAATATTTTGGGAATCTCCATTTCAGTATACTATAGAATAGGATTATATTTCTACGATTAGAAAAAAAATTGAAACCCCCTAAAGTTGATTCCTATAAGAATATAAAAACATATCGGCTGAATCTAGTAGCATGAACCGAAACAACGCTTTTTATATAAAAAAAAAGAAAACAAATACTGGCAAATCATATGCTACTCCTCCGCCTCAACAATTTATATTGACCGCTGAATATAAAGAAAAAATACGTGCTGAATCTTATTTGGGTAAAAAGGGGTATACTGTGCCGAAGTCGTTGATGCTAGCTGCAGACGAACAAGAAATCCGTAAAGAACTCTATGTCAAACCCATTTTGTTTGGTGCTGCGGCACCCGAGGCCACTGCATTCCCTGTATTTCGGGAAAATGCGAATAAATATTATTTGCCTCGGTTTTATGGAATAAGTCGTTATGGTACGCCACCTCGAACGGAAATACAAGATGGTGATGATATTGACGTGCCATTTGAAAAACCCTTGCGTGATTATCAAGATAATATTATCGGAGTTTATATGAATCATGTGACTTCGCTGCATAATACGAGTGGCGGAATTCTTGAAGTTCCATGTGGACGTGGTAAAACGGTCATGGCGCTAAAAATAATCTCACTATTAAAAAAAAAGACACTGATATTAGTGCATAAAGAATTCTTGATGAATCAATGGATTGAACGCATCGGCGAATTTCTACCTACAGCCAAAGTAGGTAAAATCCAGGCATCGATTTTTGATATTGAGGGAAAGGACATTGTAATTGGTATGATCCAAACTCTTTACGACAAGGAATATGCTGCTGGAACATTTGATAGCTTCGGCCTGACAATTGTCGACGAGGTTCATCGTATTGGAAGTGAGCAATTTTCGAGAACGCTATTTAAAACTATTACTCCGTATATGTTGGGTATTTCAGCGACGGTTGATCGTAAAGATAAATTGACTAAGGTTCTTTACATGTTTATTGGTGAAAAAATATATACTGAAAAACGTGACAGTGAAGATGCGGTTTGTGTGCGTGGTATTGAATTTAAATCTACGAATGATGCGTTTAATATGGTCGAACTTGATTTCCGTGGAAGCCCAAAATATAGTACGATGATAACCAAACTTTGTGAATACGGACCACGTAGTGATTTTATTATCAAAATCATTGGTGATTTATTGAAAGAATCGGAGAACCAAATCATGGTTTTGTGTCATAATAGGTCCCTCCTTACTTATTTATATGAGTCCATAAATCATAAACAGCTGGCTACAGTAGGATATTATGTAGGTGGAATGAAACAAGCGAATTTGCAGGAGACGGAAGAAAAACAAATTGTATTAGCTACGTATGCAATGGCGGCAGAGGCTCTTGACATTAAAACATTAGCAACGCTAGTCATGGTGACACCAAAAACTGACATTACGCAATCTGTCGGACGTATTTTGCGTGTGAAACATGAGAACCCTATTATTGTGGATATTATTGACGGGCACGATTTGTTTCAGAATCAGTGGACGCAGCGCAGGCGTTTTTATAAAAAATGCAACTATCGGATTCGGCAAATCGATTCGCAAAAGTATACTGGCATGGATATTGACTGGGCTACGGATCAGACTTGGAAACGTGTGTATGAACCGAAGGATAGCAGTGGTGCCAAAAATGCATGTACGAACGATGGGTCGGATGATGATCATGTGAATACTATTGAGCATTCAGATGAATCTAGAAAATGTATGATTGATACAAGTATGTTTGAAGGGATGGACTAAGGGTTTAGCGTTTTTTGAATACACCAAAAAGACCCTTTACTAAGGATTTTACGGTAGTGCGCTTTGTTGATCGGCGCTTATGAGATTTCTTGGATGATTTACGTTTTTTGCCTCCAGCTTGCTTAAGTTGTTCAGCCGCATCGCCGGTCTTAAAGTCAGCAGGGCTTAGTGCAGCGCCCCCTTTTAATTCAGAGAATGCTAAAGCACCGCCTTGTTGTTGTTTTCTGGAACGTTTGCCACCCTTTAATTCTGAGAACGCTAAAGCACCCCCTTCTTGTTTTTTTTGTTGACGTTTGCCGCCGTTCATGTATGTGGCGGCATTTCCGGCAAGTCCAGTTGGATTAGTGGTAGGTAAAATATTGTCTGCACCACCTTTGAAATGGGTGTCTGTGGATCCAGTTCCAGTGGCCATTATATATTATAAAGAGATAGAAAAATTACGCAATTTTCAATATCTGTGCGAAGCGATGAGGAAAAATGTGGAGATGAAGGCAAGCTTTTCGAAGAGAATCACTACAAAATTGTTACGGTTCCTTATTATTTTATAAAGGAATATTGGAAGCTTACGCCTTTAGTTGGATTTGCAACGTTTTATTTTTTTTAAATTAGCAGAGATGATGAATCGTTAATTATCGTTTGATAATTTTGCGTAACATTGTATTGGACTAATAATTAGTATTATTTAGACTAATTATTATATTTTAAAATA